TCTCAAGGGGAATCTGAATCTGAGTTCATATCAAGATGCATGGCATCGAGTGAAATGAATACTGAGTTCCCCGAACCAAAGCAAAGAGCCGCAGTCTGTTATTCTTATTGGAGAAGAAAAGATGAATTCTCGGTGGATCGCATCGGATTTGATTGGGAGGTACTCAGGACTGAAAAAGGAGAAAGATTATTTAGAAATGAACTGATGAGAGGATTGCCGGTCATCTTTATCAAGGGTCTCCCAACTGAGGAACTTATGGCTTTCGTCAGGAAATATCGCATTCCAATCTCAGCCATCAATATGTACCAAGATTGGAGAGAGAAGGTCAGATTGGTTCAAGTCATGGATCTTGAAAGACATTATGATTTGGATCCTCAGGTCAGAGCGGCACTCGGAGATATAGCAATGAGATTTGATTATGATGTCTCAGCACTCCCCGCTTATGAATCCACGAGTGGAGAGACTGATAATATGCTCGTCAAGCCATTCCTTTCTTCAGATTGTGGATGCATGAAAGAAGAATCATTTGACCTCATTGGGTTCATTGACGGACAGCCCGTCTTTGAAACTCCCGAGGAAGCGGAACTTTATGGATCATCATTGGGATGCTCAGGATTCCATGAGCACATTGATGAGGATGGAAATAAGAGATATATGGCTTGTGAAATCCATCCTGAGAATGGATATGATGAATATAGTGAAGAAGAGAAGATTGCTTATGATTTCTTCATGGAGTTCAAAAAGACATATCCTGAAAAGTTCCAAGAAGTGGCTGAGAATCTCAGAGGTCGTACTGAGGCTGAGGTCAGAGCAATGAATCATAAGAGAGCAACCCCCTATTTCAAATATGTCCGAGAGACTTTCACTGAGGGAGATTCAAGAGATTTCTGTGTGGATTTGGAGGACAGATATTTCAGAAGAATGGAGATTGACCTTTTGAGAGATACGAATACTAAGTTCGGTCATGGAAAAGGTGGAGCACCCTATAGCAAGTGGCTCTATTTGGGAGGTCCAAATTGTGTCCATTATTGGGAGCGCTGGATGGCACAAGATGATAATCTCGTTGTCGTTGGAAGAGTGGAGGGATTGCCAGGAACTCCAATGTTCCAAAGAGAATTCAATGGATATTATAATGCTGAGACCAAGAAAGCATCCGAGAGGGCTTATGCTATTTCTCAGAATATGTCGGCTCAGGATTTTGGTCTTATCGGTGATCTTGAACCGATGGACTATATTGACGGATTCCCTATTTATGAAGATGTACTATTAGCACAGGATGCTTCATTCGCTATTGGATGCGGAGGGATATATGAGGAGATGGAATATAAGGGAAAGAAGGTCTTTAGATCTTGTTCATCCAAAGCACAGAAATCAGAGATGAAAAAACAAATGTTTGCATCTGATGAAGAGAAAAGGATGATATATACCCCCCTTATGATTCCGAATATTCTTATTCCAAGAGTTGGGGAGGATGGCGAGAGATACTTCGTTAAATTCACCCCAAAAACTATCAGGGACATTCAACAAAAGTTCATGATAGAACAGAGACTCAGAAGCAATAATTATGAACATTCCGATAAGAAATGGAATGATATAGTTATGGTGGAGAGTTGGATCGTAGATGGAGAAAGCGATAAGGCTTATTCATTGGGATTCAAGCCTGAAGATATTCCTCAGGGGACATGGATGGGCGGATATAAAGTTTTAGAAAGTCCTGAAGGGGATGAGATATGGAACAAATATATCAAGTCAGGAATTGTCCGTGGTGCTTCGGTGGAAGGAAACTTTTTGTTAAAATTTTCCGAAGCAAAAACTGATGAATATTTATTGGAAACAATAATAAAAATTATAAACAACATTTCATAATGAATGCAACAGAAGCAATAAGTAAAATCGCAGACTTATTGGGAATGAAATTCAAGTCCGAAAAGTTTTTTACCACAAAGCTCATCGATGAGATGACCACAATCACCAATAACCAAGAGGGTCCCCTGACTATAGGAGAGCACCTTTTTATCGTTGGTGAAGATGGAATCTTATCTCCCGCTCCAGTTGGTTCTCATAAGACAAGAGAAGGTCTTATCGTAGAGGTCTCTGAAGATGGTACAATCATCAAGATTGAGGAGGAGCCCAAGGAGGAAACAAGAGTTGAAGAAGCTGAAACTGAGATCGAAGTAGATACTGAGGTCATGAGCAAAGCAACTTTAACTGACGGAACCACAATTGAAACCGATGAAGAAGGTGATTTTGCTGTTGGTCAAAAACTTTTTGTGATTGACTCAGAAGGAAATAAAGTTCAAGCCCCTGAAGGAGAGCATACCACTGAAAGTGGAATCACTCTTGTCGTGGATGCTGAGGGCTTTATCACGGGGGTAAAATATCCTGATGAATCAGGGGAAGGATCCTTAGAAGAAATGAAACAAGATATGGCTTCGATGAAGAAAGCCATGAAAGAAATGATGAGTGTTATGAGCTCATTCTCCAAAGATTTGGAGTCTTATAAAAAAGATTACGAGGAATTTAAGGCACAACCTTCAGTGGTGGAGCCTGTCGTAAAAAAGAGTTTTTCAAAAGATAAACTCGTGGATATGAAATATGAGTTCCTCAAGCAAAATAAAATCTATAAAAACTAACAAATAAAAACGAAATGAAAAATTCATTATCAAAAATCTCAAAGGGCTCACCAAAGTCTTTCAAGTTCAATTACGACCTTGCAGCCCTTCCTGAATACGAAAATTATGGTTCGGAAATGTTGATCAAAGCATTTCTTGGACTTACATTGACTAAGTATTCCAGCATCAGACCAAATCTTCGTGGAACCACAGAATTAGTTGGCTTCACTGAGACTGATGTAATCCTACAAGATCTCAGTTGTGGCTTCGATCCCAGCGGGGATACAATTCAAAATGTCGTTGAGGTAAAACTCTGTAATAAGAAGGCGAATGTCCAGTTTTGCCCCTACGATTTGTATAATACGTATTTATCAGAATATCTTTCCAATGGAAATTTCCAAGAGGAAATACCCTTTGCTGAGGCAATCTTGGAAGATGTAAGCAATAGAACGGCTAATCAAATTGAGCTCCAGCTTTGGAGAAACTCTACGGCATCGGGAGAAACTCAATATGATAATCAATGTTTTGACGGACTTATTCGTTTAATTACTACGGGTAATGGAGCGACATCAGTGGCCTATAGCGCCGCTACCGCACAACAAGGTCTTGAGGTATTTACCGCTTACTATGAGGCAATCCCTGAGAATGTACTTCACAGAGATGACTTAGTAATCTACTGCGGATTTGCTGACTACCGCGCTTTGGTAAGCTCAATGAGAAATAACTCATATATCAACCTATTTGATTTCAATGATGCTGATGCGGCTTCAGGAATGGATTGGGGAGTTATGCTTCCAGCAACAAATGTTAGAGTGGTTCCAACTCAAGGATTGACTGGTCAGTCAAAAGTATATGCTGGACCGAGTCAGTATATCATGGTAGGAATGAATGACGAACAAATGACCACTAAATTAATGTACGATCCCTTCGCTGATATTGTGAAGCTCAATCTACACACTACATACGGAACTGGGGTCTTCGATCCATCAGCATTCGTGGTGGCACAATAAACCTCATATAAAAAAAACTAATAAATATGTCGTGTTATATAAGTTCAGGCTATACGCTCGATTGTAGGAACGCATCCACTGGCGGTGTTAAAACGCTATGGCTCCTTGGAGACTCAGGTGCGGCTTTGACTGGCTGGACTGAGGACGCTCAAGAAAGAGTAGTCTCAGCAAGTGGATCAGGTACTTTCTATAAATTTGAGCTCACTAAGCAAGGGACGAGTCTAACAGAATCGATTGCGGTAAATGCTACTGCACAATCTGTGGTCTTCGAACCAACCCTAGTGGTCAATCTTCCCAAGTTGGATTGGGAACTAAGAAAATTATTCCAAGAGTTAGTAGCTCAAAACTCAGTAATCGGAATAATTCTTGATAATAACGGAAGGTATTTCACTTTTGCGTGGAAAAACGGGGCTCTTGCTACATCTGGAGCAATACAGACGGGATTGGCGTATGCGGATCTCAATGGTATGTCCGCTTTGACTTTTGTCGGAGGGGAGCCCAATGCTTCACAAGAGATCCTAATCAGCACCACTTTGGGGGCTGTCTTTTCAGGAATTTCCGTTCAATAAGGAAATCACTAATCAAACCTTTTTTTATAGGGGGAGGACCCAGTCCTCCCCTTTTTAGCCAAAAAATATATATTTATTTAATATGTGGAACGGGAGAAGAATAAGACCAATCGCACCAACTTTTAAAGTTTATACTAATGGAAAAATGCCTCCGAAAGAAGGGAGGGAAAGACGGACTATTCCAGTATGGAGATCGGTCATGTCCGTTCAACCTGATGCTTCGCCAGCACCACCTCCATCTCCAAGTCAAACTCCGACTCAGACTATTACCCCAACTTTCACTCCAACGCCTACAATAACTCCAACGATAACTCAGACTTTGACGCCCACTCCAAGTTCATCACCTTTTGATAGTGATGCTGCGGCTTATTTAGCTGATGTTCTGAGTGCGGGAGGAACATTGAATGCTACAATAAGTGCCGCTACGAATACTTTATTCACGGATTTGAAATCCAATGGACTTTATTCTCAGATGCTGGCATTCTATCCAACCTTGGGTGGTGTCTCAGCATCTCACGCTCTGAATGGAAAAAGAACGGGATCGGCTTATGATATGACTTTCTTTGGTGGATGGACTCATGATTCATTGGGAATGAAAGGAAATGGTTCAACGAGCTATGCAATATTCAATATTTCAGGTGGAACTCTCCCGAGCACCAACTCGCACTTAGCGGTATATGGAAATCTTGGAGGACTTAATAGCTCAGGATATGACTTATCAATAAATGAGAATAACAACACGGGAAAAGTTTCACAACTTATCCTTGAATTCCAAAATTCAGGGAATGGATATGCAGAATATAATGGATATGCATCTTTTGCAGGTTCAGATACAGACGATTTCCTTATTATGAGTAGAAATGTTGCAGGAACAGAAACCATTAGAGCAAGAAACGGAATCGCACTTTCAAATAAAACTGAAGCTTGTGCAGATGTTTCAAACGCTCGTCAGTGGATGTTGGGAACCGAACAATCCGCAGCAGGAACAAACACGAGTAGCACTCAGAATAGATATTGTTGGGTCGGATTTGGAACAAAAATAACTGACGCAGAATTATTGACCTATCAGTCCATAATAAATGCATTTCAGACCTCCTTATCAAGAAATAGTTATTAAAAATGAAAGTTGGATTATTAACGGAAGAACAAAAAAATCAGTTGATCGGACAATTATATGAACCGAGGTCTTATTTCAATCCGACATTGGATGGAAATAATCCTCCAAATTGGATTATTTCAACTGAAGAAATGGAATATAATATCAATCCTGATTTCATTTGGGTCAAGGATCTTCCATTGATTGATTGGGTAAGTCCTATATCTCCATCTCCTGAGAATCATTTCTCACAATTTTTTGGATAATGGCAAGAGTTTTCGCAAATAAGAGATTCTCGAACTATCTGGGGGAGAATAGGGCGATTTTGGATATAATCATCGCTTATGAACCTGACCCAATTCCTCCAACGCCAACTCCGAGTCCAACTCAAATAACCCCAACCCCAACTCCAACAAAGACTCCGACCCAGACTCCGACAAATACTTCAACCCCAACTCCAACGATCACCGCTACTCAGACGAGTACTTTGACGCCAACGCCGACCTTGACGGCCACATTAACTCCAACTCCATCATCAATCATTACATATTATATTTTGACCGAACTCTCAGATATAATAGAAGCTGAAAATGGAGATCTAATTGAATATGAACATTAAATAAAAAGAAATGGCAAATGTAAAAATATCCGCCTTACCATCAACGACGGCAACGACCTTCAATGATTGGATTATAAAAAATGATTCGGGGGAGACGACCACCTCGAAAGCACAACTCAAGGATGTCTTAGGAATGACCTCCTTGAATGGAAATGATGCTATTCAGTCCTCAAAATGGCTGACCACTTTGGGAACCACGGCATCGACACAATCAGCAATAGCAATCGGTAATGGTGCTGAAGCAACTTCACCTTATTCGATTGCCATAGGACACCAAGCACTTAATGCTAACCGAGACGGGACACGAGATTATTATATCTGTATAGGCTTCGACGCACAAGCGGTTCAAGGAGCAACCGCATTTGGTCGTTCAGCACGAGCAATAGGTGCGGACTCCGTTGCTATTGGAATAAGTGCGATTGCTGCAGGTAATGGTGCTTTTGCTCTTGGTAATAGTTCATTTGCGGACAATACTAACTCGATTGCTATTGGTAATTCAGCGGCAAATACAGGACAGAATCAAACCACAATAGGTTCTGGAGCAAGTTGCTCGAATGGAAACGAAGGAACTGCAATAGGTTATTCATCAAAAGTTTCGAATCAAGCTGCAGTTTCGATTGGTTCCGCACAAGAAGCGAGGGGGGATTATTCCACGATTATTGGATATAGAAATGATACATATTCAGGTCAAACTAATGCCGTGGCAATCGGAGCGGATAATACGATTTCAGGGGGGACTGGTGGAGTTGCTATTGGTACAAATAATATTTGCACGCACACTGACGCTGCGGTTCTTGGTAATAGTCAAGTATCGATTTATACGGCAACGACTCATGTAGATAATTTATATGTAAAAAGGAATATTAGTTATAATGTCCTAAATTTAGGTCAAGTTGGTGGTAATATTGATGTGGATTGTTCATTGGGGACAATCTTCAAATTTGAAATGACTGCAAATACCACACCAAACTTTATTAACTTCCGTGATGGACAACAGATTTGGTTTATTGTATTAAACACAACTTACAATGTGCCCACAGCAACCATTGCTGGTGGTGGTGATGTGTATGCAAAAAATTCCACCATTTCACCTTCCAATAATGGTTATACTAAATATATGGGAACATTCATTTCAGGTGATTTGTTCCTTGATGAAGAACCAGGTTTTAGTGCAGTTTAATAAAAAATAAAAATTATCAGTCAATGATCTATTTGAATCAGGGAGAGTTCAACCAACCAGCGGCGGTCTGCACGAGGAACGCTTCTTTGACTGGTGGAACAATTTATTATCTTTGGCACCTATATCATAAACTCTCAGGGAAGGATTATTATATGATCCCTTTCAGACTCCAGCCTGCGGTCTCATATCCCCCAGCGTATGATGTTTTTTGTGTATCCATCGATGAATCAATCCCTCAGGTTCTTACGGGGTCATCCCTTTGTGGTCAGACCAACATTCATTTAATACCTGGCGAGTATTCACTCAATATCTTTCAGCAACTGAGTCAGTCCAATCTTGACCCTGAAAATTCTTCAGGTATAGTATATCAGACTTTGGTCAATGTGATTGGCACAAATAAAAATAATCCGACCACTTATTCGGGTGGAACTGACGGAATATTTATAATATATAATCCAGATAATGATTAAAATAGATGCATTTAACTTTGGGGTGGAAACGACATCTCCGAGATTCGTAGAAAAAATATCCCGTTCGCACCCTTTTGTGAGTTGGGGGTTTGATAATATGGAGATTGAAAGATGGTATGACTATGCCTTCGATGCTTCTCCAATCCACTCTTCAGCAATTCGTACAAAGGTGGATAATGCCAGTGGTCAAGGATTCTTGAAAGACTATAAGATCAATAATAAAGAATCCCTCAATGATGTCGTCAAGCAAATCTTTTGGGAATATATAGTCGGAGGAAATCTATTCATTGAAATCGTGTGGAAGAAAAAGAGATCAGAAGGTCTCCATTCAATCCATATCATCCCCTCAAAATATATGAGGGCTAAGGCACCTGAGAATAATGAACTTTATTCAAATAAATGGCTCTATTGCCATGATTGGGCAAACTGGCGTAAGGCGGGAGTGGTAGAGATGTCCGAGTTCGATCCTGAAAATTTCAGTGATCGACAAGTACTTCATATCAGGAACTACCAACCTGGATTTATCTTCTACGGGGCACCTTCTTATCTCTCATCCATCTTGGATATAAGACTCTCAAGAGCAATCTCTGAATATAATCTTGCTTCAATCCTTAACGGGGCTCAGCCTTCACTTTGGATTAATTTCCCTCAAGAGGTGGATTCTCAACAGGATCAAGAGGACATCTTAAGAAGATTGGAGGATCGATATACTGGACCATCAAATGGTGGTAGAATCATTGTATCTTACGGATCGGATGGAGTTCGTCCTGAAATCACCACAATCAATCCAACTCTTCAGGGGGGAATGTTTTCTGAAATCTTTGCCTTGGTCAGAGAAAACATCTTAGCGGGACATCAGATTCCAGACCCGTCAGTCTGTGGCCTCCCCAGCGG